ACCCGCGTGAAGCTTGCGCTTCGCCTCAACATATGCGAGGTGCGCAACTTGCGAAGAAGAAAACGTTCCGATATGGTGGGTTTTTCCATTCAATTCAATTTGTGCGCGCCATCCTTTCCCATGCGCGCTAACACCCAACAGCCCAACCTTATTTCTAACGTTGGCCCTGCGCAAATTCTGATGGTTAATACACTCAGAAACTACCCTCAAATTCTTGATTCGGTTGTCGCTCTTGATGCCGTTTATGTGATCTACCTGTCCGTCAGGCCACAGTCCATAAAAGATTGCCAGCGCTAATCTATGTGCTTTGTATGTAACGCCGTTCACATTTGTTTGTACGTACCCTCTTGAGTTCAAATGACCAACATGAGAGCCAGCTTTTATCTTTCTCCCTATGTTGACGCGCCATATTAAAATCCCAGAGTCGGCGTCGTACGCCAGAAGTTCTCGCAATTTCTCAACAGTGTGGATATTATTTGCATTACTCATATTGACCCTGTTGCCCATGCCCCGCCGCTGCGCCCACGAAGGCGACAGCAGCCGGGCCGGTGCCGGTTTTGGCCGGGTGGCCGAAAATAAAAAAAGCCCACCGAAGTGGGCGGCTCATTCCAGAGAGCGAAATCAGTTCAATTGCAGGGGCGGCTGCGCCAGCGTGAGCAGTTCGAATAGTTCCGTCTCAAGTACGGGCTTTTCCTGCTTGCGCTGGTTGAGTCCCTTGCCGTGAAAGCTCCCGCGCCGGGCGCTGTCCCGGCATTCGAGTTCCTTCTCCATGCAGCGGTAACGCAGTCCGTCGCGCTGGTTCTTGATGTAGGCCGCCATGGCGTTGAATGCTTTGATGTAGGCCACTTGGAACGATAGGGCTTTCTTTCCAGTGAAACGCATGGCCAGCAATGCAAAGCCGTCGCGTGTCAGTCGGTACATCACGCGGCTTTCGCCTTTTGCATCCAGATAGCTAACCACCCCAAAATTGGGGGCGTTGAAATCCTCCGGCAGTTCGCTCGTCAGTGCGCGAATAGCTCGCAATACGCGGTCATGTCGTTTCCCGAACGCTGACGCCACATGCTGCGATGTCGTTGTCAGGACTTCACCATCAGCCGCAATAAAGTCTTGAAAATTGAGAACAGGTACTTGATTCATAATTTGCCTTTCTGGAATGAAAAAGCCCGCACAATGGCGGGCCTTGATTGCGCCGGTCTGCGCCGGCTTTGCGTATGGGTTACGTTGCCGCGACGATAACCGGCTTACGGCAGATTTCAATCATGACGGCCAGTTTCTGGACGGTGTCGACGGTGCCGTCGCTGTACTGGTATTCCGACACGAGTACGTCGAAATAATGAATTTCGCTCGTGGTGCCGGTACCTAGTGGATAGGTCAGCTTCATCGAATAGCGGTTTTGCGATTCTGATGCAGCAGCCAGAATCACCAGGCCAACATCACTCGGGATGTTGGCGATTGTGTAAGAGGCGGATCCGTAATCTTTCGATCCCTTTGCCTTTTCCACGACCGCGGTACCGACCGAAGTAAATTTGATGATGTTTGCCTTCAGTCCGTGCGCGCCAAAGTTTTCAACTTCGCCGATTGCTGTGTAGACCATTCCGACTGCCGTATAGCCGGCGGCATCGTAGGTTGCTGGAAGTGCCGCGCTGATATCCATCAGCGCACCCGACATCGTATTGATGGTTGTTGGAGCAACCTGCATAAGCAAGCCGGACTGCGCCATGTAACCGAAAAGACGTGTCCCGAGATAGTCTCCCATCGAGGAAGCTGCCTTCGAGAATGACGCCGCAATGGCCGCAAACGCCGATAAAACAATAAAGCCAAGCTTTTTCATAACGTGTTTCCTTTATAGATATAAAAAAACCCGCACGCGAAATGCGAGACGGGCGGGCTGGAGACAGTCCTAAGCGCCCTTAAGGAACACTTAGAAATATCAACAAGACATAAAAAAACGCCCCGAGAGGCGCTTTGAGTGATGAGTGGAAACTGCTAACTTGGTTGGTTGTACATCACCTTGAAATCCTGCGATTGCATGAACAGCTTCACCGTGTTATCGCGGAAATCGGGGCCGAGTGTGGCCGTCATAATCAGATTGACGATCACGCCGTCGATCGTTGCGGAACCTGACTTGCAGGCTGCTATTACCGCGCTCATCAAGGATTCTTTCGTCGGATAATCGTTCGCCAGCACCGTGACCTGCACACGCGCTGTGACGACCTGCCACGGATCGACCAGACTTACCATCGTTTTCGATTGCTCGCCGACGATCCCGACTACTAGGCATGGATAAACTGGATTGTCCGGGACGGTGACCGGGTAGATTCGCGTGCCGACTAATACCGCCACTGCCGAGTTGTTCGCCAGCAGGTAGCGGATTGGCTTGTATGCGCTCATGAATTTACGTGCGGCGTTGTCACTCTTTATCCCCTTCAATCAATATGTCGGCAACATCAAGGCCGCCCGCTTCGAGCCGTGTCTTGATGTACTCGCCCACTGCAATCACGGCGTCTTGCGCCTTGGCGTCGAACGCGGGACGCATGAATGGTTTTGGTGCCATGCCCGGATGCCAGACTGAATTGAAAACTTTGCCGCCAAATGCGATCTTCTTCAATCCGCCATATTTC